CCCTTCAGTAGTCTCGTTGGACTCTTGTACAGGTTCTCCCATCTCTGTGCTATCTCCGGATGGTTTTTCCACAGATACCTCCTTTGTTTCTCCGATTTGAATGGCATCTTCTTTTTGTTTTAAAGCTTCTTTAGGTACTGTAACTTTAATAACATCATCTGGTATTTCTACCAAAGGTTCTTTTAAACTTACTTTTACAATTTCTTGTTCTTTGTTTCCTAGTTGCTTAGGTTTTTTAGACTTTATTTTAAAGTCACCTTCCTGTTTAACAGGTTCATTTGTTTTTACTTCTGACATAATATAATATAATTAAATAATTAATAATAACCTACATTTGCTGCGGTTGCGGCATGTTTGGTTGTTGTTGTTCAAAGTCTATAGCTGGTAGATCTTGTTTTCTTTGTTCTATCATTTGACTTTGTTGCGTACCTTCCATTTTAATACGCTTGTCTTTTCTGTTTTCTATTTCTTGTTCTTTTTGACCAGCGGCTTGCATGTCCATTTGTTTTAACTGCATATCAAACTGAAACTGTGCTTGCATTTTTTGTTGCTCTAATTGAGCAGCTAACTCCATGCGTTGTATTTCCATTTGATTAGTAGCTTGTTCAAACTGTACTTTAGAACCTGATATAGCTTCTTGTTTTTGTACTTCAGACATTGCTATTTTTTCAGCCGCATCAGCTTGAGCTTGAGCTTGTGCTTCTGCTTGTTCAAGAGCATTTTCTTGATCTTGTTTACCTTTAGCTTTACGTTTTATTTTAAGCATTTGATTAGCTAACTTAAGATTTTTAATTTGTCTTAAATCTATAGCATCTTCTAAATCAATACCACCTTGTTGTAAAGCAACTTGTATGTTTTGTTCCAATTGAGCTTGTTCTTCTTCATCAGGCTCTAGTTCTAAGAATATACCAAAGTCATGTAAGTTTAAATTACTTATTTCTGTTAAAGTATTTACATTGTAGTTTGATATACCATTTACTAGTGATTCTGCTGTAAGTGGAAATTCTAAAGCATCAGCTATTTTTAAAGCTATATTCTCTGCTGTTCTTAACGTTATATATAAACTAGCTTGCTTAATATGTCTTGTAGCAACGTTAGAAGCATTAGCAGCTAATTTTTGTAAACCAACTAACGTTTGTTTGTCTGGCGTACTACCATCACGAGCTTCATTAAGCCCGGTTACATCACGTATCATTTGTAAATAATACTGATAAGTTTGTATTAAACTTTGTATTTTACCTTGACCAGAACTAGAACTTAATTCTTGGATAGGTATTTTACCTGGATTCATATCGCCATCTTGCGTAAGTGATCTACCAACAATACTACCAGTTTGGAAATACATATTAAGTGCTTCTGCTGGATTATAGTTTGTACCGTTACCTAAATCAACCTCTGCTAAACCATCCATATCTAAATAAACACCATCTGGTACCATTTTAGACATAACTTGCTGTAGCTTTAAATGTGTTAGCTGAATCATATCAGCAAAACCTATACATTTGCTAACTAAAGATTCTATTCTACCTTTGTACATACGAGGTGAACATATAGAATAATTCATTTCAACTTTAGTCGTATCAGCTAATGGTCTAGACATGTTTTCAGCTAGTTCCCATTTTAACATTGTATCAGTACCTAAAACTTTAGCGCCGCTATATAAAACCTCTATAGATCTTGATACTCTTTCAAAGTTATCACTTTCAGGCGGATTAAACGTGTCAGGTTTTTCTAAAGCTTTCATTAAGCCTTGATCTGTTTGTTTTATTTTAAATACTTGATTAGTATAAGTCTTGTAATCAAAGTATAATATTTGCACGGTGTTTTCATCATAATCACCCCAACCAGTTAAATACTGTCTATTACCTGGCATTTTTTGTATACGTTCTAGTTCTTCTTTACTAATACCTGGAAACTCTTTTTTAAGTTCAGCTATTGTAATAGATTTAAGCTCACCTACATAATATATATCTTCAAAGTTTGGATCCTCTGTATAAGAATAAACCATATAAGCAGGATCAACATAGTCAACTGTAATTCCTTCTGCTGTATTGAAATTAGTTTTAGCTGCAGCAATACCACAAACTGTTAAGTCCATGTTTAATCTACGTCTTGTTAAATCAAATTTATTTTGAGCAAACACAGATGATATAGCTTCTTCTTCTGCTATTTCAATTGACTGCTTATAACTAAGCTGCATGTGTAACTCTAACTCTTCAGGTGTTTCAGGTAAATTACTAGGGTTAGTACTTTGATATAAGTTTATACCTAAAGTATCTTCTAGTCCTTTTAAGTAATCTTTAGCTATCATATCTTCCTGTATTTTAGAAGCATATTTAGTTCTAGCTTTTACTGATTCTGGATCTTGAGCATAAGCCTTTATGTCATATGTTTTAGATGATATACCATTAACAACAATATCAACAAATTTAGATAATATAGGTACTGGTTGCCAGTCTAAATTAAGATAAGACAAATCACCATTAATAGACAATTCATTTTTATATTTTTGTACACTTTGTTCACCACGAGCATATAATCTTAATTGGTGAAATTGATTCCAATTAGTTAAATACCTATTACCTGTAGTTCTTCCTGAACGAAACCACTCATATTCAATAGCCATTGCAACCTGACTTCCGTATTCAATGCTTGCTTTTTCAGCATCACTCACTACTTGACTAGGGAAAGCACTATTGGTATTAGTATATATATTCATTAATTTATAATTTTTGATAAAGTTCCTTTGTTGTTGTATCTTTTTATACCTAGATCAACTGGTTTTAATTTAATTTTATTGTTTGGAGCATATCTATGCTTGTTACAAGCCATTAACGCAAGTCCAGAACTAATAGAGGCATCATGTGATGTTCTATTATTTATATTAAACCTAGACCAATCTTCTAGAGTTCTTTGAAAATACATATCTCCATATCCTGTTTCTTTTAAACCAACAAATGTTTCTACATATGTTTCTATGGCAGACGCGTGAGCTTGTTTTATATCTTCACTTGAATTAGGTATACCACCTATTTCTCTTTCTGTTACTGATAATTTGTTTCTTTTTTTATCTGGTCTGTTCATTGCAAAACCTCTATAACCTCTACGTTTGAAATAATATAATAATCTAGGTTTATTGTTTTCTGCTAATATTGGCATACCATAAAATACGCAAGCCATAAGTACATCTTCAAAAAATATTTCAGCTGTTTGTGGACGAGCGATATATTCTAAGAAAAAATGATTTGGCGGCACTTCTTCCATGCTAAACTTAGTTAAACCATGTAAAGAGCCGTTAGACCCTCTCTTATCTACTGTACCTGATATATCATATGGATCACATCCAAAAGCACCACAATGTTCGTTACCTGGGTAATTAATACCATTTTTAATGAACCTTTTGTTTTGTAAATGAACTGGAGGAACCCAAGTTATATAAAATCTACCTTGTTTGCTAGGTGCAAATATAACTCTTGTATCTTTTTCACTATTTTCCCACTGAAAATTACCTTGAGTAATAGATACTGAGTTTTTTAAATCTTCATTAAAATCTATTTGTTGATATATCTTAGTTAGATTAAATAAAGACATTTTAGACTCATCTCTAAACGCGTGTTTTGTTGTGCGTGGAAACTGTCTATAAAATTCATTTAAACCATCTTGATCATCTTTAAGACCTTCTACCTCGTTATCCCAGTATTCAATAACCCCAAGTTTGATTGGCGTTCCATGAGGTCCAAACAATGGTTTTTGTGGTGTTTCGAAGACAGGCATGCCATAAGAATCAATGTATCCCTCGTAATTCCATTCCATAGGAATGAACAAAGAATATAGTCCTGAACGAGTTTGTCCATTTGCATTTCTTTTTGTAACGTCTGAGTCATCATATAATTTTTTAAAATTTCTACCACCTTTGTCTAAAGCATTTGACGTTGATCCCATCATGCATTTACCTATAATTCTAGAACCTAGTCTTAATGTTGTTTTAGTAACACGCCAATTGTTTTCTATATTATTAGGTCTTTCCCATTTACCTGATTCATCATGTACTAATAATTTTAATTTTTCACCATCATAAGCGTTGTCTCCGGTATTTTTCCAATCTATAGTTGTGTCTAACCCTTTAATATCTTCAAGCTGTTCGTTTGTTGTAATCTTCTTTCTTGTAAACTTGCTAGCCGGCACCCTATATGCTAATTCAGATTTAGGTCTATCCATACCATCTTGTATAGGTTTAAAAAAGAAAGGATAATTAACTGATATTGGTACTACTTTATCAGTAAACATTTTTTTAGCATCAGCACCTGATTTAGATAATATACCAAAACGAGCATCACTAGATATTGTAGCCATATTAACAGTTTCGCCAGAAGCCATAAAAGAAAAACCAGATCGTCTATTTTTTAAATAACACATACCGTAGCTTCTGTAATCTGCTCTACAAGCTTCCCAAAATATAAAAAACAATCTATTTGATTCTCTAAAGTCTGGTTGACCAACGTCAATTTTTGACCACTGCAAATACATATAATGAGTACCTGTTAAATATGTAGGTATATCTTTATTTATATACCAAAAACCTTCTTCACGTCTTTTAAATTCAGTATCAATATAATCGTACCATGTCTCTTTAAAATCCTCAGGGTATTCTCTCCAGTCAAATACTGTTTTTATTCTACTTAATATCTTAGGATAATCAAATCTAGTCCATTTGTTTTCTTCAAACTTATGAACATTGTTTTGTTTAGGTAAAGCTATTTTAAGATTTTGTATTTCATAAATCTCTCCAATTTGTCCGGTCTTAGATATAACAACCATATCATGATCTTCGTTATATCCATACTCCCATTTGTTATACCTGTTCATTCTGTTACGAACTTTAGGTTTAACGTGGTCAGATAATACTTTATATAGTGTTTGCTTATACATTATTTAGATCTCCCTTCAGCAAAACCACGAAACGTAGTTTCTTTTTTAATTTCTTTAGGTTTTTCATCTAACATATTTTGTTCTTCTATAATACGATTGTGTATTTCAAAAGCATCAAATATAGCTAGTTTTTTTGTAGCAGCAGCATTTTTAAGCCTGTCCGCTGATATATCATCGCTTGAATCTATAATAGCTTCTTTAGCAACTTTAATAAGTTCCTCAACTGCTATGTGCCCAGCTTGGATTATATTCTTCTTCGTTTCCTTGGTGTTCATATTTTATAACAATATCATTTGATTTCATACAATATAATCGTTCATTTTCAACTAAAAATTCCCATTCACCGTTAGGCGTGTAACCTACTAAGTCTCCCTGGTTAATTTTAAGCGCTTCTAATGAACTATTGCTATATTTTAATATACCAATAAGCTTTTGTTCTTTGTCTAGCGTTAAACTATCATTGTTTTTTATAGGTTTTATAAAACACCTATCACCAAAACTATGCCAACCTTTTTTGTTTTTATATAAATAAACTTGGTCAATAGCACAAAAATAAAGATCGTCTTTAAAGTAAGATCTACTTTTCTTTTTTTGACCTTTCATATCGTAAAAAGTTCTAAACACATTTTGATGTATAACAACTATATCTCCTTTTTTAATTTTAGTATTAAATGCTAAAGGAGTTTCTACAACTATAGCTAATCTATTTACAAACTTCCAGTTTTCTATTTTTGTATTAACAACAATGTCTACACCAGATATTTTAACTGTGTTACTATACTTATCACCTAATGGTTGTATAATAAAATCGTATATGCTTTTCATTAATAGTTAAGATCATACTCAACGGATATAGCCATGTTAGAGTTAAACTTTTTCCATGGCAATACCTCGTTGTTTTTCTTTATATGTATGTTATAAGAGTTATCAGAGTCTTCAAATAAAATATGAGAAATTTCATGACCTCCATAAACCTCTTGGCCTACAGAGTAATGCATTGCGTCATTTTTATAATCAGATCCAATACTAATCTTTCTTATATTATTTTGCATCTTCTTTTTCAATGTCTGTGTAAGTACCGTCTTTAAGATCAATATTTACTTGGCCATATTCCTCTTCTAATTCTTTTTTTGTTTCTTCAATAACTTTAGAAAGATCATTTATTTTTTGATGTATGTTTACTTTTTGTACATCTAAAACACCTAGTGATCTAAGCATTTCGCTTAATTCTACCTGTTGTTTGTTGACAGTTTCTAACTGCTCTTTGCTGATCATTTTTTTTGCTTCTTCCATAATTTAATTTAATTTAATTTATTAATATTCACTTATTTATATAGTCACCTATATATTACTTATTTACATATAATAACATCTGCTTCAGTTACACCTGTTCCTAATGATGTTATAAAGTCTACAGCGACTGGTAAAAATGATCCAGCTTGTACACTTTCAAAAGTTATTGCTTGAGCGGCAACAGGAACGCCATCGTTTACGGCTGTTATTACCGCTGTTGCTCCTCCAGCACCACCACCTGCTTCAACTACAGTAATAATATCACCAGGATTATAACCAGATCCAGCGGCTACAATAGTTAAAGATTGTATAACTCCAGCGTTTTGTGTTATAGCTACAGTTAAACCTTGAGCCATGTTGTTAGAACATGTTGTTGCAGCTGTTACATCACTATAAGCAGCGCCTCCTGATGTCAAATTTAATGTACTAACAGAAGCTAAACTTGTACCTGCTACAATAACATCTATGTTACCTGTAACACCCATATATAATACAGAGCTATTTAAATTGTTACCTAAAACACCTGTTTGGTTTTCAAAAATCCAAGCTGGTTTACCATCTGGAGTTCCTACTAAACCTGTTGAACGCATTGCTTTACCAGCTATACCATCACTTATTGGAAATTTACCCATTTTTTTTATTTTTTACTTATTGATTTAAATTTTTCTGCGCCTCGTGAACCAAAATAAGCTACGTAGACTGTTGTTGTTAGAGTTTTTAGTAAACTTATCCACTCTTGTTCTACCGTAAATGATAATGCTTCGTGGCTATCAACCCATATAAAAGCAATTGTCATTACAGATAAAAATATTAAAGACATTGGTCTTGTGTTTTTACTAAGCCATGAGTCTGACTTCATATCGCTCTCCCAACGTTTACTTACTTCTTGCATTTCAGTC